GCAGTCTCCGAAAGTGCGTCTTGTTCTGAGTGAGGGTCGTCAATAATGAACAAATCCGCACCACGACCCGTGACCGCAGCTCCAACACCCGCAGCAAAGTACTCGCCACCCGCCGATGTTTGCCATTTTCCTGCGCCTTTGTTGTCTTCTTTCAAGTTAGTATCAGGAAATATGTCTTTATATTGTGGATCATCTATAAGATCACGAACCTTACGACCAAATCGCACTGCAAGCTCGGTGTTGTGGGTCGCTTGGATGATTTTGAGCTTTGGATTGCGCCCTAAAAACCAAGCAGGCATCAAGTAACTTGCAAATTCAGACTTAGAGTGACGCGGAGGCATGTTAATAATAAGTCGCTTTAGGTCGCCTCTTGCGACCTTTTCCAACTTTTCGGCAATGATTCGGTGATGTGCACCTTCTATGAAGTTTTCATACACATGATGTGCAAATGGCATGAAGAAATTCTGTGCTTTTTCTTGTATGTCAAGCCGCTTCTTGGCCTCAGTTAAGGCCAAGATTTCTTTTAGTGCTTCTTCAGGTATTGCCTGTAAGTTCATCGCTTAATCTGTATCGGTTTATAATACGATTTAATTCTAGGTCGCACACCTTTGTACGGTTGTTTCTCATCGCTGCCACCTTCTTTTACACATACCCACTGGTCGTTGACTTTTTTAGCGATGAAACCGTCAGGGCACTCAAATGGTGGTTCTTCGTTGCCGTCACGTTCACCCCCACCATCTTGGTCACCATCACCCTCGCCATCGCCCTGACCGTCACCATCGCCAGATCCTTCACCATCGCCAGATCCTTCACCTTCACCATCGCCAGATCCTTCACCGCCAGAGCCGCCTTCTCCTGTTTCATCGCGTGTGCCCGATCCTTCAACGTCACCAACACCTTCAAGTCCAGTGCCGCCACTTATTATAATTGAGTCTTCGCCTGTTTGTCCTAGACCTTCACCGCCAGTCAAACCAAGTCCTGAGTCGCCTAGACCGCCAATCCCTTCGTCGCTTCCAACACCAATGCCTGCAACGTCAGTGTTCGTAATGCCTGTTTCGTCACCTGTTTCGTCACCTCTGCCCTCACCAGTGGAGTCCCCGTCAATGGTTGTAGAATCAGATCCAGTGCCCGTCTCCCCCGTGCCATCAGTGCCATAAACAACTATGTCTCCGTTCTCATCAACGCCAACCTGACCAGTGCCTGTAGATATAACTTCCACATCAGAACTCGTATCCACATTAGGCTGTGAGTCATCTCCTGCAGTAAAATCAAGATCGTCGCCGCTGCCTACAACAACCTCTACGTCGTCAGAAGGAGAGCCTAGTATGTCAAGCGAATCCGAAGTAGTATCAGAGGACAGAGAATCGAGATCCGTCTGTGCATCAACAGAACCCGTGCTTCCTGTAACTCCCTCCGATAGCGGTGATTCTCCGCCCTCGGGTAATCCAAGATCTCCACCGCCACCTCCGCTAATCGGAGAGTCAATGAATCCCAAGCCACCTTGACCAGAACCATAGTCCTCGTCGCCTCCGGCATTGTCGTCTTCGCCTCCGTCTGGGAACCCAGAAAGAATGTCCGTTGTAACTTCAGGTTGACTTTGATCTACCGTCGCAGTGTCTTCCTCAAAGAGCTTATTGAACTCTTCTTCGGATATCGTAGTAACCTGCATGACCTGATCTTTGATCGCCTGCTTCTCTTCATCCGTCGCGTTTAGGTAGACTTCTTTAGCGTCGTTAAATGTACCTGAACCTTTGACTCCTGTTGGAGTTACAATTGTGCCGTCGCTTACAGCGAATGTGTTGCTCTCATCTAGGTTATAGTCAGGAGTATAATCAGGATTATTGGTATACATCTCAATGAGAGCATCGCTTGCTGCCTGAGAAACTTGATCATAAGGGTTTGAGGGATCAAAAATATCCTTCAGCCCTGATCCGGCAAGCTCCGCTAGATCTCTAAGTTGTCCCAGTTTATCTGATAAGCTGCCACCATAGAAATCCCCATACTCGTCAGGGTTCTCAAACTCCGCTAACCACTTATCACTCGCAATCTTGGTTCCATACGCATAGAATCCATCCTGTTCTCGCGTTACACCAGGCGGTAGAGCTACGGCTCTCGCTCCTCCTTCGGGAACATCAAAGTTAATAGTCTGACCCGTGTCATAAAGCTCTTGAATCTGCTCCGCAGTCACACCACTCGTGCCATAGGCCCCCGAACCTTTAGGGACAGTATTAGCAACCGCCGAGGCTAACGTGTCTTGGATCAACTTATCCTTGGCTCGTTGCGCCTCAATGATTTCATTCGCTTTGTTCCTAGCTGACCTAGAACTATGTCCTACCCCGTTTAAGTCATAGTAAACGGGCGGAGGAGAAGGAGGCGGGGGCGTATATGAAGGAGGTGGAGTGTAATACGTCGTTTCACTAGAACCTGAATCCACTTGACTGCCGTAATCAGTATCACTGTCGTCCTGTACGCCGCCATTGTTACTTCCGTCATCGTTCCAGTTGCTACCAGTGTTTACTGAATCAAAGAAATCGTTAGCCTCATCTGATGCGGTTCCAGTAACAAGAGAACCACTAGGTTCGCCTGAATAGCTTGTGTCAATACCAGGAACACCAACATCAATACCAGTAAAGTCCCCAGTCAATATAGCAACCATTGTATCTTCATCTATACCATCTACACCGCCATAAGAATAAGTATTAGTATTAGGATCATATACAGTTTCATTAAGTGTTGGATCAATCCCATATGGTGAATCCCAGTAATAATTCGTTCCACTGCCCGAACTGGAGTCGTCGTAAGTATTCCAATCGTCGTCATAGACCATACCCGATCCAACGCCAGTCTCGTCTGAAGCATTCCACGCAGGATCGTCATCACTAGAATCCCATATCCCACCAGTGTTGTTACCGTCATCGTCCCAGTTACTTCCTTGGTTTACTGAATCAAAGAAATCATCGTTAGAGGTAGTAGAGCCAGACCAACCCCAGTCATAACCCCCACTGCTGCTAGGCCCATCGTCGTTATCTGTCGCATGACCAGAACGACCACCTGGACCAAGACTACCAGAAACAGCACTATCACTCCCACTGTACGATTTTCCAGTGCCTGACATGCCAACGCCCAAATCATCCATCTTATACGCAGGAATACCACCCGGACCCGGCTCCCCAGAACCACCCAAATCCTTCAACAAATCCGCTTCTTGCGGATTAATATACGCCAACATATGCGGCTGATCGCCAATCATGGTGTTGCGTGGAACCTCACCACCGCCACCCTCACCAAGTTCAGGAGTTCCCCCACCAGGTTCAGGAGTTCCCCAAGCAATATTAGAACGCGTCACACTCCAACCTAGTAAATCAGCAAACGTATATCTCATCTTTCTACTCCAACGCAGTAGTTAGAACCTATAAAATCATAACCCTTGCGCTCTAAAACCCTGTTAAATCGAGTCATGTCTACACTGGAATCCTGACTCATCATTATAGCCGTCGCTCCGTTAACCTTGGCCCAAGACTCAAACATCTCGAACATCATAAGACCAACCCCACTCTTGCGGTACTCAGGGTATACATACCACAACAAGTCACGAGCCAACAAATCATCCGAATAATACGGCTGAATTAAATGACCCGCAAAAACCCCTATCGGAGTGCCGTGATCTATCGCACAAATTAAACACTTGTTACTCTCACGCGCATACTGGTGCGCTACCCGTATCATCTTGTCTGGATCATAACTCGTATACTTAGGCCAGTTAGACTCCTCATACGTCAACTTACCCATATCCCTAAACCGTTCCTCAGTTATAGGATCAATTACCCCAAGATAAATGTAATCTAATTCTAGTTTCTCAGCTGCTTGCACTAACCCATCCTCGCTTTAATTGCTGCCATTATACCTGCTTCCATATTCGGATCCACCATATCCGAGGGCATAGAACCAAGAACCTCCGCCGCACGACGTAAATTATCAGGTAACTGAGGAACCGCAGGATCTTGACGCTGCGCAGATGCAGGAGTCGAGGAGCGAGAACCGCTAAACTTTCTCCCATAATCACTCAATGTCGTACCATTGCTGTCCGCCGGGTCGTAACGACCACCAGTTTCCAAAAATTTACGCATCCCGTACTTACCACCAAGATGAGCCATGCCCATCAATGCCTCTGGCGTAATCTGAACACCGCCAACATTCCTGCCAAAGTAATAATCTAAACCGTTATCCATAGCATAGTTCATTATGTCCTGCTCATGCCAAGTTTGAACCTGCTCCTGTAACGCAGGATCCCTGCGAAACTGATCCATGCTGAACTTCTTGCCCGTGCTCTTCATAAAATCTGAGAGTCTATCTGGCCCAAACTGATACTTACCAGTATAACCCTGACGGTTAACAACACCATAACGACCACTACTTTCACTTTGGCCTAATCGATCTCTAAAATCAGACATAAGATTCTCGCTTCTTGGTTCGTGTACTACCTTACAACAAACCCAAATGAAAATACACCCGCGATTTTTTTGGGGGCTAGGGACTCCTAGCAATGAAATTATACACGAATGAATTTACAAAACCTTGTGTGTAAGCGAGTTCCACACAAACCCGGCCGCGCGTCAAGGGGGTGGGGCCGACCCCGATGGGTCGCTGCGGTCAGATATCGGACAGAGTAACCCCCGCGCGATCGAGCCAAGGGACTGGCTCGGACCTGATCCGACCGACCGACCGACCGACCATGCCACATGTAAATCAGTTGTTGACCACATGTAAATTATCTGTCATAACTACGTTATGAAGCATGGTGCTTCATCTTAGAAATGATCAACACAAGGAAACAATGATCATGCAATTTGTAAAATCAAACGGTAACACAATCACAATCGAACTTGATATCAACACTGCAAGCACACTCGCTGAAGCACTAAGCGATGCAGTTAGCGTGCAGAAATATAACTACAAGATTGATGAGATTAGCGAACTATCACGCGATGTGAATTCAATCATTGTGCAAGCTGCGCAAGAACTAGCACGCGAAATGCAGTCACGCATTGACGTTGCAGAGTATCGCACTCAGCAAACATACAATGCCGCCGCTACTCAAAAACAATCAGTAGCATAATGACAACGCGCCCCTTCGGGGGCGCAACTTAACAAGGAAAGAAACAATGAAAAACATATCCAGAGTATTAAAGATTGCAACTGAACTTGAAGCTGAAGGCAACTTGCAAGAAGCGCATACATATCTATCAAACGTGCGCAAGGAACTAGATGCAATGCTGAAAGCTGAGATTGCAAAGATTGAAGACAACGCAATTGAGTTAGAACAAGCTGAACGCGTTCATTCACACTATCAGTACCGCGCCCCTAACAAGGCGCAATACATTGCCCTTCATGGTGAAGCGGCATTTAATGAGAACGCAACATGCGTTCCATACAAAAAATTGGTGTGGGCATAATGTCCACACTACTTAGCAACTTAACAAGGAAAGAAACAATGCCAAGAACACCCTTCGGAAAAACTAGAACACAAGAACAACCATACGCGACCTATGCCAATTCATCAGGTTGGGTGTGGAAAATACTTAAAACGTACAAGCACCCTGATGCTGAAGCGAAGGATCCCTATGCACGTTGGTTCGTCGCAGCTACTTCACCCATGATGGATGAAGGGCGTTATGAATTGGGCGATACATATGCGCGTGAAATTATGCAGTATGGTCAGCTGATCGACGCTGATCCAGATTGGCGCGATGCATACAAAGTCTAATCCAAGGGGGCGCAAGCCCCCTTTCTTTTACAAGGAAACAATCATGAAACAGTACACAATCACACTTACTGAACGCCAAGTGTCAGCGATTGCCGATGTGATCAGCGGCCGGATTTACGACATAGAAATTGACAGCGAAAACGAGCCGCTCGATCAATACGACAAAGAACACAAGCAACTACTGCAAACAATTGAGCAAACAATGTACGAGGCCCTAACATGGCACTAGGTATATTTCTCTTATCAATCATCATTGTTCTATACATCGGCGCGTGGCTCATCGAAAGATGAGCCGCTGCGCTCGATCCACATTCATTTATTTAATATATTAAACTTAATCTATTAAAGGGCCGCGCGCCCTGGACCTTGAACCAAAGAACAGCCCGACCCGACCCGACCCGACCCGACGCAATCCTGGCCTTGCATTTCCCGACGCGCTACGATATTGTTTTTATAGGCATTTAGCCTTTTAGAAACTAACCAAGGGAATCCAAAAATGGTTAATAAACAACTAAAAGCGGGTATCATTTACGATGGACCTAGCTTAATTGACGGTCAACCAATTGTGGCAATTGCGACCTATTCAGACCGCAACACAAAAACAGGTCAAGTTTTGCAAACCTATATTTTGTGCAAAGATATCGACCCGCGCCTTGCAAGCAAAAAGGGACTAGACGTTTCTATTTGTGGCGATTGCATTATGCGCGGCAAACCGACAGCAGACCCAAAACGCAAAATTGCAAAAGAACGTGAATGTTACGTGCGTATTGATCAAGGACCCTTGCTTGTCTGGAAATCATATCAACGCGGCGTTTATCCTATGGCAACAAATCAATCCGACAGAATTCTTTTAGGTTTAAATCGAGTTGTTCGGGTCGGGACCTATGGCGACCCCGCCGCAATTCCAAGTTTTATTTGGGATCAAGTGTTAACTGAGTCCGAGACTTGGATGGCATACACACACCAAAAACCATGGCGACCCGATATCGCTATGCAATCTGCCGACAGTTATTTAGAAGCTGCGACCCACTGGCAACACGGTCGCCGAACGTTTCGCGCGGTCGCTAATCTTGGAGAAGTTGACAAGCAAAACGAAACAATTTGCCCCGCGTCGAAAGAAATGGGTCGCCGCGTCCAATGCGCGGATTGCAGATTATGCAAGGGATCCGCAAAAGCTAAATCAATCGCTATTGTACAACACTGAGTTTAGGGGCCTTCGGGCCCCGCCCATACTTTTCATTAAGATATTTATCTAGATATAGGTATAAATCTTGGACATTATCGAACCGAGAACCTTGAAGCCCCGACCCCGACCCGACCGACCCGACCCCCGACCCGACTGGTTCCAGACCCGACAGCCCCGCACCTACTAATCTTGGACCTTGATCCCCTTCAAATAAATATATGCACTTGTGCGAGGGGGCTTTAACTAAGAAAAAATTTACCCCTCCACGCGCCCAATACGCCATATTCCACGCAACTTGATGAGGGGAGACTTTTACAGCGTTACTTTTGGCTACCTTCAATTCCATCCAAAAAGGTCTGTGATCCCACACCATGTGGACATCAGGAACACCCCCACCGTGCTTGTTTTCAATCCTCGTTGCGAAGCACTTCTTCGGCAAGTTCTGCCTGATCGTGTTCCAAAAGTTCGATTCTGGACCTTTGCTCATCTGTCACATCCTTGTACTGCCCTTCCAGAGTAAATGCCGAAGGGTATTTTTTCTGTAGGTCTGCCAAACGAGCGACTATTTCATCACGAGATAACTGATCCATGGTGTTGATATTCTCGCGTCGATCAATGGTCAAACCACCTAACGCAGATCGTATCTTTTCAGCATTGACTGCCGCCGAAAACTGACCTGCCTCTTCAGCACCTTTAGACAATTGGTGAAATCTTTCAAGTTGCCCAATCAAACTAACGCCATATCGACGTTCACGCTCTTCTCTCAATTCTGTGATGTATTCCAGAACATGTGGATAGTCTCTGCCATTTAACAGAACAGATGCCTGTTTCGATGCGAGGTCAGGAGCATATCCTGCTTTCCGAGCACATTCCGCATTGGAATAAACCCCCTCCACAATAAACTTAGCAAAGGTCATTTGCCGATTAGTTAGCTGCCGACCATGCTCTTCCTCAATCTTCTTCTTTGTAGATGACATGTCCAAATCCTGTTTTTTTTCAGTATATAACAGAAAGGACTTTTCTAGCAATAAGGCCATTTTACCCATCAAAGTGTAAACAATGTAAACAGGTGTAAACAGGAGGGCATCTTATAAAGTTTTGAGTTTGTTAAATTTTCCGGGTGCTGTTTACGGTGTTTACGGTGTTTACGGTGTTTTCATTTTTTTTTTTTTTTTTTTTTAATTTTTGCT